GTCTTTACCTCTTTTACCATAGAGAGGATTGTTTTCTCCCTTCATTTTTTCACTTTGATTTCTTTTTAGTTCTTCTGTTGGAATATATCCACTTCTACCTTCGCCACCATCAGATTTATTTAATAAAATACCAGTTCCCAAATCTTTCCTGCCAAGAATAAAAATCATATATCTTTCGTGATTGAATGCTTCTTCTTCTGTAAGATTTGTTTTGAGTTGTATTATTTTACTTTTATCTTTTGGAGTAGCACAAGGTTTTCCAACTTTTCTATATGCACGGTCTCCTTTACCTTTACCAATATAGTAGGGAGTTCCGTCTTCACGCAAATAGGCGTAAGTGTAATACATCTCTGCTCTGTTGTTTGTTCGCATTACTATTTATAAGGGAGAGCATTTCTACTCTCCCACCTGAAAAGTGCGAACAAACCAGGCATCATTATTTATGTAACCCATTCTGGACGCCTTGACGGCATACGAAGATAATTAGATGCAACCCAAGGTTTGGATGCAATGTACATCTTGTAAGCAGTAAAAGTATCAATGCTGTCGTCAAGTTTATATTCATCTGGCATAGCACGAACAAATGATGTCACTTCAGAAATATTTCCTTTGGGAAACAAATAGTAAGCATCTACAAGGGTCTTGTAGCACGAATGAGTTTTATTATACCGTAAAGTATACTCATCGCACAAGTTCATTCCCCACTTGATTAACCAATAGGCATTATCAATAGTGTTTGATGCCCATTTGGTACAAGGGTGATTACGGAAGGCACCCTTATCGGTCTTGTAGGGGGTGCCATCGGTCTTAGGGAGGGTTCCGTAGTTGTGCCCCCATTTCTCCGATGCCACGATAGAGAGCATTTGACAGCACTCTAAGGGCATCTTAACTACGTGTTTATCTGGAAGGCAGATAGCACTCTCTGCAGGAAATTTAGAAGTTACAAAGATGTTCATCCAAAAGTAGAATCAGGTTCCAAAGCAATCCAGTAAGTTACAGAAAATCCTGTGTTATTAAATCGGGAAAGAAGTTTCTGTGAAATAACTACATCATAATTACCAGGAATGATCTTGATGTTCTCAACCTTAAAGTTAAAGATAAAGACATCAGTAGTTTCACCTACTACAATAGAGAAGTCATTGGAGGTGTCATTCTTCTTATCACGAACCACCAATTTCACTACACCTGCTTCACCAACCACAGACAGATCAGGTAGTTGATATACAGCAGCAGCTTTCAGAAGTTTATCAAGTTGTTTAGTATCAACAACAAAGCAAACATCTTCAGAGGGAAGTGAGATAGATTTATCGGGAGGTGTCACGATGACACTTGGGTCAGCAAAGAAGTATTTGGAACGTGATTTACCTTCTTTGATTACAACATAACTTTCGTTTACAAAATCAAGTTCTGCATTCTGATGTAGATTGAGTCCATTCAGAAACTGGTTTAGATCATAGATACCAAAGTCCTTAGGAAGTTCTTCTTCGATTGTTGCTTCTGCAAGAATGTTTTTCATCACAGAAATAGTACGAAGTGAACTACCTTCTTTAAACAAAATTGATTGGTTAATAGAAGAAAAGTTCTTGAGAAGAGTCAAAGTTTTGTCAGAGAGTTTCATAATTTGAGGTTTCAGTTTCATTGTCATTGAGAATAGACTTCACGTTTTGCGTTCTTATCGTTGAAGTTTAATAGAAGCACAGCATAATGCAGAATCTTCATAATGTCACGACGAGCAGTACCTTTCTTATCATACCGTGAAGCATATTTAAGAATGTTGCTACGACAGAATGCTTCACCATCACCACAAGCTTCGATCAAATCCAGAGTTTGGATTTGATCATCACCAACAGAATAGTGTTGATTATATGTTCCACGAATATATTCTAGCAGTTCTTTTACAATCTTCTCCTCGTTATATTTCCAGGGAATTGCTGGAGATTTATTAGTGAGACTGATTGTATCATCACTCCTTACTGTAACATTACCAGTAACATTGTATTCATAAGGATATGGAAGTTCTTTTGGAAGAGAACTCTCATAAGTTATTTCAAAGTTTTCAGACATTTTTAATTCATCGTAAAGTAGGGACCATGCATTAGTCATTATATCAGGAAACTACCTCCTCGTCAAGTAGAACCTCAAGAACAGGCATCACAAAATCTACATCAATTTTATCATAGAGTTCCAGAAAGGATTGTTTTGTTTCATCATCAAAACGATTAACGCATACTTGGATTGCTTTTGCTTTATCACCAAAGATAGCATAAGCACGAACAATATGAACTAATCGACGAGTGCTGATGATTTCCTCAATACCACCATCATAAAAGGTCTTGCGAATTACATCTGCCCAATCAACCAGACGCTTGCAAAAATCACGATCTTCCACACCAAGATCCAGAGAGATGCCTTCCAGGATCCTCTGCTCAACCGCAGGAGCAGGATAAGACTGCTCAAAGGTGACGGGGAAACGTTCCAGGAATGCTTCATTAAGAACATTGGTGCCGATGAAACGACCATCTTCACTGCCCTTACCTTTGGTGTTTGCGGTAGCAATAATATTAAAACCAACTGTTGGTTTTACGAAACGACCAATCTTCTTTAGGAAGACACCTTTACCTTCTAGGACGGATTGAAGGCAAAGAATTTTATTAGATGCAAGATCAATTTCATCGAGAAGTAGGATTGCACCACGTTCGAGTGCTTCAATGACTGGTCCGTTGTGCCATGCGGTCTCACCATTCACAAGGCGGAAACCACCAATCAAATCATCCTCATCAGTTTCGACGGTAATATTAACACGGATTAATTCCCTCTTAAGTTGAGAACACACTTGTTCGACACTGAGCGTTTTACCATTACCAGAAAGACCCGTGATAAACGCAGGGTAAAAAATACGGGACTGAATAATTTTTTTAATATCGTTAAAATTACCAAACTTGACGAAGGTATCATCTTTATCAGGAACAAGATTTTGTGGTGTAAATGGAAGAACAGCGGGAGATTGGAAAGTACGTTCGATTTCTTCTACCTTTTGTTGAGTTATTTCTAGGTTCCACTTACCACGACCGACTTTAAAGTTTTCAAGACGTTTTGTGACAGTTTGATATGAAATGTTTTTAGAGGCACAATAACCACGAACATCAGCAGCAATAAATTCTTTGCCAAAGGTGTTTTGGAGATCAGTTAGAATTTGATTGTCGGTCATTTTGGTGCGGGTCATAATGTGAGTGATTTGTTTCAACTGTAGTCATTATAGAGCAAAAAGGAGTGTTCCAAATCCCTGGGTGGTCAGTTCACCAACTGGTCTTTTAGATTCTCCAAATACTCCAGACTTACAAGTTTTCCAGTATATCCTGGATAATATTTTTTCACAAGAGCACCAATACCCATTGCAGTAATGGCACTACTACATTTCAAATAAACAATTTGATTTTGATGGTCAACTACGGAAGGCATTCCACATAATTTGTTTTCATTCACTTTTTTTTTAAACACAATCAATCCTCAACTGTAAATGTTTTGTTTTTAACTTTGGTATCAAACTCACCAGTTCTACCTGGTTTCATACTTCCTATACTAACATTCTTCCCCTTTCCTGGCCAAGATGTTTTAGAAGTTCCTTTGAGAGTTGAACTTCCTCCTGGTTTACGTTGGATCAAAACAGAGTCTTGATCGTATTTTTTACCCAATTTTTCTATTGCTTTTTTGAATTTTCTTTTACCTTTTTTTCCAGGAGTAATAATGTGAGATTTTTCTCCTACTTTTTTTTCTTTATCTGTTCCTGGATTTTCAGTGTATCTACCAGAAACCTTAGTAGGTCCAGGAAGGCCAGCACCCCTGACATCTTTTTCAAGTTGCTTTGATCGTGCTTTATTTTCTGATTTTGATTTATCACCACGTTGAGCAGACATGATTGCCATTCCACCTTTTTGAGATTTGCTCATTACACGAGTAAGAGAAGTTTCTTGAAGATTAGAACATTCTAACAGAAATTTTTGAAAAGTTTTCATTTTACGGGAACTTTTTAATTATTTATTAAGCAATCAAACATACAAACTCACCAAGAACTTTTTTATTGAGTTTCTTGGTTTTCAAGGATTTAACAAAAGCAGATTTGATTTGTGCTTTTGTCGCATCCTCAGCAACTTCAAACTCAGATTCTTCGGAGAGAGCAGATGAAGAAATCCCAAAGTATGCATCATAACCAGAGTTGGTGATAGTAAAACTTTTGAGTTTCTTCCAATCATTTTGAATCTTCACATAGTTTTTATCACTCAAAGAATGATAGAGATTAATAAACCGATGTGCATCACGAGCAGCAAGAACACGAATACCAATAAAGTTTATTGAGGGAAATTTATCTTTAAGGTTGCGAAGGAAAACATCACTAAATTCGTGATATCCGTATCCAAACCTATAAGTGGTTCCAAGTTTTCTATCACGCAAAAAGGTTCTTTCTGGATGAACATGATTAACACCCATATAAGTTTCCTTATCAGAGGCACGTTTTATTTCAACGTGATAAGGAATGTGACTTGCTTCACCATCAGTTAAAACAATGCACTGAACTTTCTGAAGATTATTTTCCTTTTGAAACTTGGGAAGAATTTGATGAAGACTAATCAATGCCTCATTCAGTGGTGTTCCAGAAAGACAGAGACGGCTGGGATGAGTATATCCACAAGTGTAAGCATGTTCAAAACAAGAAGCAAGACGCCAGATGTTTAGAATTTGATGCTCCAATACATTTTGAGAAACTTTACTAGTGAGCAGGTTCAGCAAAGAAAATCCTTCTTCTACTTGAAGCAAACCTTCTTTATTTTCATAGTGTGGAGTTCTATCAGCAGCACCAAGCTTGCCTGTTTCATAATCATATTCACCACGACGCCACTCATTAGTGAATGCATAAACCTCAAAAGGAATTGAAGTTTTTTTACAAAACCAAATCAAATTGAAGAGTTGTTTGCAAGTATCTGAAAGAACATACTGCATAGAACCACTCCAATC